CCTTTCTCAAGGGAACAACACATCTAGGATTACTCCATTAAATTTTGATTCTAAATACCTTATGCAGTGGATTAGCACCTAAGCTTAGATTAATCAGTAATTAGAGCTTTTAACTGCTATATGATAACCTCTAAGATATTACCTAGACTAACATTTACAGTAATTAGCTGTGTATTAGCTTACTTCAATTTCTGTAGGATTTCTGGTATGAGTAATTCCACTAACTCATATCTGTTAAGTACAGTTACTAAGAATCATTTTATAACACCTTGTCAATTCAAGGTTAACATCCAATTTATAGTGCTTTCAATGTTTAGTCACTTTAATTTAAAAATCCTCAATGTCTCCAAGTAGAGTAAATTGTAATACAGCTAAAAAATAAAACCAATATAGGGTTTACTTATTTTTTAAGTTACTAATTTACCTAACTTCAAAGCTTACATTCTTGGTATGTACTTGTGCTTATCCATTAGCATTGAGGATTTATATTTTAATTATTTACCATTTAATTTTTTATCTAAAAGAATACCAATAGATATTGCAAATGATATTGGTGAAAATATTATTACCATTGTAGATAATGGAAAATCATTTTCAGCTTTTCTGTATAAATGTACTCCTATTGTTGCTAAGTAAGTAAATACAATGTATAAAATTATTATTGCCATTTTAATTTAGTTTTAAGTTGTTAATCTTTTATTGATTCTATTATTTCTTTAGGTAATTTTTCAAATTTAATTACTTTAAATTTGTTTTCAGATATTATTTTAAACCAGTAAGGTATATTGTAATAATTATTTTTACCATCATTAACTTTTGATGAATTACTTTCTAGAAATTCAACTTGTTCTTTTGTTAATTCTATTATCATTTGTATTAGGTTTATTAACTGTTTTTATGTGTAAAACACTTTTGTGTTTTAAATGACCATATCTCTTACCATAAACTTACAATTGTTGCAATTGCAGTCTATTTTTTGAAGCTCTTCCATTTTTTTAGTTGTGTAAGCTATAGAATTTTAATTGTTGTAATGTAGTTTTATAATTAAGAAATGGATATACTAAATACCCATTTCTTATTTATATTATTAAATAACTATGTATAAATAATATTATAGTTAAATTTTAAAACCTAATTTTTCTGCTTCTTCAACAGTTAATAACTTTGAACTTTCTCCTAAATAATCTGATTTACTTTTTAAATATGCAATACCTATTAATGTAGGAGAATATATTACTACGAATTTTTTAAATTCATCTAATCTATTTTCATTATACACTTCAAATGTATTATAACTATTTGAATCTAATGCTAATATTTTTTTAGTTTTTTCGTTTTCAAATATTGCTGCTACATCATTTTTAAAAACACAAGTGCTTATTTCATTATTTACGTTTATGTATTTTACTCCTACTTTAAATTCATTAAATGGAATAGTGTTATTTTTTTTCATGGTAATTAATTTTTAATGATTAAAACATTTGTTTAAGAAGTTTTCTAATTCCTCTTTTACTTTTTCTAATTCTTCTACTTTATTCTCAACGTCATTGTATGTAATGCCATTTTCTCTAGCTTGAATTAGTTGATTTTCTAGTATTTTAAATTCTAGTAATAATTCTTTGTATAAATTAGTTATCTTTTCTACTGTTTCTAAAACTGGTTTTAACATAAGCTATAATTTAATTAATAATTCTATTTTTAAGGTTGTTTTTAATCATGGTTTAAATTTAATGTTTACTTATGTTTTAAATTCAATCTTTACTCTTTGTTTTGATTGGTTTTTAAAATGATAAGTTATTTATTATTTAAACTTTTGGTTTTTTGAAATTGGTTAAATTTGTGGATTTTTTGTTGGGAGTTGATAATCAGTAACTTACACCACTTTACTTAAAGTAAAAATACAATTTAAACTCCTAAAACTTTATCAAATACCGTGATATTTTTAACTACTAACAACTAAAAAAGTTATCGTGATATTTTTATTTGCTTTAAATTAAAAAGCTAATTCAATATCGTGATATTTTAAGTTGCTTTTTTGAGCATTGTATAAACGGAGTAATTTAAAAGAATTTATTGCGTTTTGCATACAATGGGTTGCTATTCATTACATTAAAATAAAAAAAACAGAATAGTCAACACACTGACTACTCTGTTTTAAATTTTAAAATGTATCTTCAGCGATATTTTCTGATTGTACACTATTAGCATTAGCTAACACATCTGAAGCATCAGAAGATGCAATTTGAGTTTGAACAAATAATGGCATACCATTTTTCATTAAAACGTTACCATTTTTATCCAAAGATGGTTCTTGAGTTTCCCATTGAGGAGTAAAGCTTTCAATTAAGATAATCTTAGCTTTAACTCCAAATAATGATTCAATCAATGCTTTTGTGTCAGCTTCTGATAATTGAGTTTCAAACATATCAGGAGTTAAACCTGTAGCTTCAGGGTCAATGTTTAAAATAGCTTTTCTTGTGCTATTATTACCACCTTTTAAGTTAGTAGCACTAACTAAGATGTAAAACTTACCATTTTCTTTAACACCAACAAATGCTCCTGCATTTGCTCCTGTTAAAAATTGTTCATGTTTCCATGAGGTTGATGCTACTTTACTTTTAAGTTGAGCAATCTTTTGGGTGAATGTTAATTCTGCCATAATAAATAGTCTTTCAGATTAAAGTGCTAACGGACTAGAGCACTAAAGGTTAAATTAAAAAAAAGAATAAAAAGAAAAAAAAAGATATAGTGTGTTATATCCAATATATAAACGGTGTAATTTAAATTAAAACTTTATAAAGTTTAATTATTACTCCAAAATATAAACGGTGTAAATTAAAAGAAATGGTTTTTAATTAATTTATAAATTAAAGAAAAGCCTATCATTTACAAATAGACTTTTCTTTAAGGTTGTTTTAACAGTTAATTAGACTGTTTTCTCATCATGGTATACAATCATAAAGTTCTCGCACAAGTTTTTTTAAAACAAGCTTTTTTACTCTATGTGTACGCAACCAAACCACTAGCTAGAAATTACCTAGCACGTATTTTTATGTGTTTAAATATTTCTAGATTATAACATTACTCCAAATAATAAACGGTGTAATTTAAATGAAAGAATTTTAAACCTACTAATTAGTAGGCTTAGATTTAACAGGAATGCTTATAACAAATGCTAGTATGCTTATTATTACTACACTAATAAATAAACTAAACAAATCAGCTGTAAAGCCTAATACTTGACTAACATCTTTGTTAGTAAGCATTGCAAATATTATATCTATTGCTGCTACAATAAACACCACGAAATATAAAGCAGCTACCGCTTTAATAAAGTAAATAAAAACATTTTTCATATAAAGTATTTTAAAGATTAAACAAAATAAATGAGAGTGATAATTAAACCACTCTCATTGCATAAGTTGCCACTATAATAATAGTTCTAAACTAAAGAATAGGATGCTAGTCCTATCTACGTTAGATGCTATTAGATAATAGGCTTGATTGTTATTATATCTATGTAAAAATTATACAAAGAAATAATAATAATCAGAAAAAGGAATAATCCACGTAGTTTAGTATGAAATAACTTAAAAAATTGAAAATGCGGAAAAGAACGTCTTTTGTACATATTCAACTACGTGGGGGTATTCCCTCCAATGTATAAACGGTGTACCCATTTAACTGAAGTATGTCAAAATCTTACTTCCCCATAAATTTTCAAAAACTAAAGTACGGGGGTATAATGATTAATTAAATTATCAATTAGTAAAACAGGTTTATGAAAAAAAATTCAAAAAAAATTTTTATAATATAGAATAGTTGTTATATTTGCAATGCCTTTCTTTCTTTTTGACTTTAGTCTTAATTAGCTAGCCCTAAATAATGTAAAAAATTATTTAGGGTTTTTTATTTTTAAAAAAATATTATTAATATTGCAATATCGAGTTAGGTGTATAGTCCTTTCAGAAGATGTTAAATAATTATAGTGTGGTATCAACATCTGCCAATACACTATAAGTGTAATTCCTAAATGGTGTGGATAGTGCTTATACCAATCTAGCAAATAAGTAACCCACAATACTTCAATCACCTAATAAAGTTGGAAGATTGTTGGACCTTGTAAACATTGTCAATAAACTTATGGCGCGGTGGTTAAGTTTTACATATTAGGAGTTTCTCCTTTTATGGTTTATAGGTGACTTTATGGGAAAAATTCCTTTTGGGGAAAAAAAGGGGGAGGGGAAAAATTCCCAAGTGTTTAATGTCTAGAAATTAACTAATTAGTTGAACTTCAGTAAATTAGTAATTTTAATAATTAAATTACATTATAACATGAGTTTACGGAAACTATGTCTAGTTTGTTTTTTTGATAAATACTTTGTAATATTGTAGTATAAAAAGTATAAGGATGAAAAATATAATATTAAATTTAGGGGATGCTAATATTAAGAAATTCTATTTTGCTTATGTAGAGATTATAGTTAGTCCTATATATAAGTTAAGAAAAAGAGAAGAAGAAATATTAGCTTTACTGCTTTATTATAACAATATAAAAAAGCATATAGAAGAAGAAGATAGGTTAAAAATAGTATTTAATATAAATACTAGAAAAAAGATTTGTGAAGAATTAGGTGTTACAAATAGCATTATACAGCAAATTTTAAATTCTCTTAGAAAAAAAGGTTTAATTAAAGGAATTAAATTTAATAAATCTATTGAAGTTTATATTGGTGAAGGTGAAGTTATTTTAGGATTTAAAATGAAAATAGTAAATGATAACTAGTAAATGTATGGACTCTGTTATTATTAGATATTCTAATTTAGAAGATTTTGTAAATAAATTAATAGAACAAGAAAGAATTGTAGAAGAATGGTTAAAAGAAAATAATAAATTTGAAGTTTATACAAATTCATATTTAGGACCAGATAATACAGAGTTAATAGAAACAATAATTATTAAATTAGAGGACTAATGGCAGTAAAAGATGAAATACAAGATAAAACTTTATTAAGGTTATTAAATGATATATCATTAAGAACTAATACACCTATAGAAACAGTAAAAAATGCTGTATTTAGTCAATTTAAGTTTTTAAAAATTAATATGGCTGTAGGAGATAAAGATGATGCTGATAGTTTTTTAACAATAGGATTAAACAAGATTGGTACATTTCATCCAAAAAAAGCTTATATTAATTTTTGTAAAAAGCAAGGAGTACTAGAAAAAAATAAATTAAAAAAGAATTTAATTAAAACTAAAAACAATGAATAAAGAAGTAAAAGAAATAAATTATGTAATAGAAGATGTGTGTAGAACTTCATCTTGTGAAGATTTTGGTAAAGTAGTTAAATATACTACAGAAGATGGTCCACATAATTTTATAGAAGCTACTGGTTTAAAGTATGCTCCTGCTTTAGGCAAAAAAATTGAAATGGTTTCTTTATTTCCTGTTAAAACTGTTTGTGTAAAATGTATGGTAGTTAAAGAAGTTGTTTCTAAAACACCTTATGAAACAGTAGTAAATAGATTTAAATCTATTGCAGCTAAAAAAGCTAAAGGAGATAGAAGTAAAAATTATTACAAAGACTGGTCTATTAAATCAACAGATTTAAAAGCAGACCCTAATGCAGGTAAAGAGTATAATAAATTATCTGCTGAAGAAAGTAAATCTATTAATGATAGATTTAGTAGAATAAGTAACAATAACAATTAAATATAGTAACATGGAGAATTTAAAAATTGAATTAGCAGGAGTAAACTTAGTAGTTGAAAATCCTTATGTAAAAGCTTTAGAAGAAAAAAAAGCTAATGGTCTTATTTTACAAGAAAAAGATAAAAAAGAACTAGTTACTAAAGAAGATTTGGATAAACTTTTAGTAGTAGCTGTAAGTAATAATTGTAAACTTGTTAGAAAAGGACAATTTATTAAAGTAAATAATCAAAGATTAGCTAATGCAGAATCTTTTGAAAAGGGTAAGTACATTATTTTAAGTGAACACGATATTTTATTTATTTATAAATAATATGAAAGGATTGATAACTAACTTTGATTATAAAGTAAATTTTTGGGAAATAAACCCATCATTTATTTCTATTAAACAATTTGGTAGTTTATATGAAGATGATAATTCAAAAGGAAAAAAAGACAGCTCACAAATTATGTGGGCTGTTGCCTTTTTCTGTGATGTTAATGAAAACAATGTATGGAGAAACCTTGATAATTCTGAAAAAATAGAATTAATTAAAGAAGATATATTAAAAAGTAAAAAGTTTGAGTGGCAATCATTAAAGCCTTTATTAGATACATATAAATCATTAATACTTTCTACTGCTGAAAGAAAGTTAGTTGATTTTTATAATAAACTTGAAGAAAGAACAGAGTTTATTAATAAAACACCTTATGATTTAGAAAACGGTGAACAGTTAGATAAAATGTTAGCTAACACTAAAAAGCTTTATGATTTATATTTTGAAATTAAAAAAGAATTTGAAGCTGATGATAAAGGAGGTAATGTAAAAGGTGATAGAAAAGAAAGTGCTTCTGAAAGAAAGTTATTGTAATTATGGTAGAAAATCTATTTGTTAGAATTAATAATAAAAAAGCTTTTATTTTAAATGAAATAGAATCTATTAATCCTTCATCAGGAAGATATATAAAGTATTGGAGAGATATTAAGAAAAAATGTATTGAAGGATTATGGGCACAAGATACTACTAATCCTAATGAAAAAGGTATGTGGAGGTGGATGCCACCTAATTTATTCTTTTATATAAACTTAGGAACTATTAAACATAGACCGCCACATTTACCTAAAACTCACCCTAAGATTAAAATGAGACCAGATTTAACTGATTTTGATTGGGAGTTTATGTATAATTACATGGAATGTAGAGGATTTTCAGGATTTGATGAAGATGAAGAGTATTCCTGTGATTTAGAATTGTATGATTATTTAACTAATAAAGATACAGAATTAAATAAAGAAGATTTGCATAGTTCAGTGTTTAACAAAAAAGGAGAATTAAAAAAATTTATACCTGCAAGAAATTATTTAAGAAAGTTACATGATAAACCTTTAGGTAAAGCATTTTATAACAATGAAGCTAAAAATTTATTTTTATTATCTGCAAGGGGTGTTGGTAAATCTTATATAGTAGCTGTAGGTTGTATATTATGGGAAATAGTTTTTGACGGTGCTAGATATTACAATGAAGAATCTATTTTAAATCCTGCTACTGTTGAGGTATTTGTAGGTGCAGCTTTATCTTCTAAATCTTCTGATATTTTATCTAAAGCAGAAGATGCTATGAGAGAACTTCCTGGTTCTTGGGGTATAGGAACTGATTTTTATGAACCATCGCCTTTATATAAATCAATGAAAGGAACACTTGCTCCAAATAACATGAAAAATCCTTGGAGACACGCTTATGATAAAAAAGTAAATGGTCAATGGATTGAAGATGGTACTGGTTCTAATATAAAACATGGTATTTATACTACAGAAAACCCTGAAGTAGCAGTAGGTACAAGACCTGGTTTAATGGTTGTAGAAGAAATAGGTTTAGTGGAAAATATATTACAATGCCATGCAGCTAATGAATCTTGTCAATTTACTGATGGTACAGTTAAATTTGGTACATCTGTTTATATTGGTACTGGTGGTAATATTGAAAAAATACAAGGTAGTGAAACAATATTTAGAGACCCTATAGCTTATAACTGTTTAGCATTTGATGATGAATGGGAAAATACAGGTAAAATAGGATGGTTTGTTCCTGCTGAATATGCAGATAGGTCATGTAAAGATGAAAACGGTAATACAATTATTACTAAAGCTACAAGAGTGTATGATAAAAGAAGAGAAGAAAAATCTAAAGCAAATTCTTCTGTAGCTTTAAATGTTGAAATGATGTCTTTTCCTAGAAAACCATCTGAAATATTTTTATCTGCAAACAGTAATGATTTTCCTTTAGCAATGTTAAGAGAACAGTTAAGTGAAATAGAAACTAAAAAACATAAATATGAAAATACTTCATGGATTGGTGAGCTAGTTCCTACTGCTAATGGTACTGTTAAATTTGTAAATACAGATAGAAGTAAATTAATTACTGAATATCCTATTAAGGATAATAAAAATAAACCAGGAGCATTACAAATATGGGAAATGCCTAAAAAAGATTCATCTGGTGATGTCATATCAGGAAGATATATAATGGCTGCCGATACTTATGATGATGATGAGTCTAATACTAAATCATTAGGTTCATTATTTGTATTAGATGGTTATACTGATAGGGTTGTTGCTGAGTTTTTTGGAAGACCTTCTGCTGAAGATTTTTATGAAGTAGCTTGTAATTTATCTATTTTTTATAGAGCTGTAAATAATTATGAGCAAAATAAAAAAGGTATGTTTGGACATTATAAAAAGAAAAACATATTACATTATTTAGCAGAAACTCCACAAGTATTAAAAGATGTTGCTGATTTATCTACTTTTAAAGTAGGTAATAAAAAATATGGTACTTATGCAACATTACCTGTAATTAAATACGGTGAAAGATTAATAAAATCTTGGTTAGAAAAACCTGCTTATGGAGAAGATGAAGATTCTGGTATTTTAAATTTACATAAAATAAGAAGTACAGGATTATTAAGAGAATTATTATCATACGGTAGTGGTAACTTTGATAGAGTTTCATGTTTAATTTTACTAGTAATTTTTAGAGAAGAAAAATTTGGTCAGTTTGAAAACAAATCAGTTAAAGAAGAAAACACTCCAGAAGAAGTAGAAGATTTACTTAAACGCTTTAAATCAAATAGTTTTAGTTATAATCCTTCTAAAAATAATTCAAATTTATTTTCTAAATTTGAAAACTTATAAAATAAAGACATATAAATTTATAACATGGATAACAGAACTACAATATTTCCGTCACAAAAAAAATCTCATTCTCAAAAAACAAAAGAATGGAGAATACAAAATGTTAAAGCTGCTGAAGAATATATAGCAAGAAGACATCTAGGATTTAGACAATCTCTTCATAATAAAATTATTAATTATAATCTTTATTCTGATATACTAGACCAATCTGATATTGAGCAAATTAGTAATCCTTTTAAATTGTCTGGTAATTTTTCTTTACCAGCAAAAATGCAAAATTATCCTATAGTTAATCCTAAAATAGATTTACTAGTAGGAGAATCTAGTAAAAGAAGATTTGATTATAGAGTAAGAGTTATCAATGAAGATGCTATTTCTGATAAAGAAACTGAATTAAAAAAACAGTTTACTAATTTAATAGTAGGTTCTATAATGGAACAAAATGATGATGAAGAAGAAGTAATAAACAAATTAAAAAAATTTCAAGAATATAGAAACTATGAATTTCAAGATATAAGAGAAAAAGCAGGAACACAAGTACTAAAACATTTAACTTATACTTTAAGATTAAGAAAAAAATTTGTTGATGGTTTTAAAGATGCTTTATTAGGTGCTGAAGAAATTTATTTAGTAGATGCTATTAACCAAGAAATTATATTTGAAAGATTAAATCCTAAAAATGTATATACTGTAAGAAGTGGTGAATCTAATTTTATTGAAGATTCTGATATTATAGTAATTGAAAATTGGTACAGTCCTGGTAAAATAGTAGATGAATACTATGATGATTTATCTCCTGCTGAAATAGATTCAATAGAAAATGGTTCTTTTGGAACTTCTTCTACTAAAGGTATTGATATAGGTAGAAAAACACCTGTATTACCAGAATTTACAGATAGTTTGAATATAGCTATGCTAGAAAATGATTTAACTTTTAGAGATACATTTGATAGTGAAGGTAATATTAGAGTAGTAAAAGTATTTTGGAAATCAAGAAGAAAAATGCTTAAAGTAACTAAAATGAATAATGAAGGTGAAGAAGAAGTTACTTTAGAAGATGAAAAATATCCAGTAGATAAAGATAATGGAGAAAAAGCAGAAGTTTTATGGATTAATGAATGGTGGGAAGGTCATAAAATAGGCGGTTCATCATTAGATGAAAATGATAGTGCTATATACACTAGAATGAGACCAAAACCATTTCAATTAAGAAGTATTGATAATCCATCAAAATGTTATCCTGGTATAGTTGGTACTATATACAATACAAATGATAATATAGCAGTTTCATTAATGGATAGAATGAAACCATATCAATATATGTACAATATTTTAATGTATAACACTGAATTACTTATATCTAAAAATATAGGTAAAATAATGTCATTAGATTTAGCAAGAATACCAGATAATTGGAAAGTAGAAGAATGGTTATCTTTTGCTAGAACTATGAATATAGCAATAGAAGATTCATTTAAAGAAGGTAAAAAAGGTAAAGCTACTGGTAAACTAGCAGGAGAAACACAGCAAAGAACTCCTGTTATAGATATGGAAATGGGTAATAGTATTCAACTTTATATAGGTTTAATGGAAAGAATTAAAGATGAAGTTGGTGAAATATCAGGAGTAAGTAAATCAAGACAAGGACAAATGTATGCTAGTCAAGCTGTTACTAATACACAAACAGAAATGGTACAATCTAGCCATATTACTGAATATTGGTTTTTACAGCATGAAGAAACACAATTAAGAGTAATGAAGACATTATTAGAAGTTGCTAAGTATGCTTGGATTGATTTAAAATCTAAAAAAATACAACACGTTTTAGATAATGGTACTACTGAAATTTATAATATTGATGTAGAAAAATTTGTTGAAGCTGATTATGATATTGCTGTTATTAACGGATTTGATGATAATATGTTGAATACTGTTAAGCAATTAGCTCATGCAGGATTACAAAATCAAATGCTTAAATTCTCTGATTTAATAGATATTCTTACTACTGATTCTTTATCTTCTGTAAAACGTAAATTACAAAATAAAGAAGAAGAACAAGAACAAAAACAAGAAGCTCAACAACAAGCTGATAGAGAAGTTAAACTTCAAGAAGCTAATATTTATAAAGAAGTAGAAGAAAGAAAAATGGAGCATGATTTAGAAAAAGAAATTTTAAAATCTGAAGCAAAATTAGCAGAAAAAGAAATGGAAATAATGAATAGAGAAAAAGACGGTTTAGAAACTGCTAAATTTGAATTAGAAGTACAAAAGATTAAAACTGCTTTATCTATTGCTAAAGAGAAACTTGAAGAAGATAAAAGAAAAAATAAAGTAAAAGAAGATTTAGAAAGAGAAAAATTAAAAGTTTCTAGAAAAAGTAGTAAAAACAATTAGTTATAAAAATTAATTTTTTTACTATTTAATTATATTAAATATGTTGTTAAAGGTATAATTAGTATATTATTTAGTACTTGAGAAAATTAAAAAAGATGTAATATGGGTATTTTTGAAAATTTAGGAGATTTAAATTTTGTTGATGATGAAAATGAAATCTCAATTGATGAATTAGAAAATGAAGAGTCTCAAAATGCTGAAAATAAAGAAAATGGTGATAAACCTAACAGCGGAGATAATTCTACTAATGAACAAAGTAGTTCTTTGGATGATGAAGAATTAAAAACAGAACTTGAAGAATTTGAAATAGATGAAAATTCTTTAGAAGGCTTAGAGGAAGATAATATTGAAAGTGAAACAGATAATAATAATTCCTCCTCTGATGAAAGTTTTTCTCCTGTTACTTCATTAGCATCTTCTCTTTTTGAAGAGGGGGTTTTAGCTTCTCTTACAAAAGAAGAAGTTGAAAAAATTAAATCAGGAGAAGATTTAATAGAAGCTATTAAAAAGCAAGTTAAAGAAAATGAATTTGCAGATTTAACAGAAGAAGAAAAAGATTATCTTGATGCAATAAGAAAAGGAGTTCCTTTAGAAGAATACATAAAGTCTAAAGAAACATATAGTTCTTATGAAAGTATTGAAGATGAAGATTTAGAGAGTGAAGAAAATAAAAATTTAAGATTTCAATTGATTAAAAATTCTTTTTTATTAAAAGGTATTGATGAAGTTAAAGCTGAAAAATTAACAAAAAGAGCATTTGATATAGGTGAAGATGTTGAAGATGCCAAAACAGCTTTAGACGAATTAAAGAAATATGAAAAAGATAATATTGAAAATTTAAAAAAAGAAAAACAAGCTGAAAGAGAAAAGTTAATTAAACAACAAGCTGAAGAATTTAATACTATTAGAAATTTAGTAAATACTACAGAAGAAGTAATACCAGGATTTAAAATAGATGAAAATTCTAAAAAAGCAGTAGAAAGATTAATAACTAAACCTTTCACAAAAGATAAAAATGGTAATCAAGTAAATGAAGTTATCGGTAAAATGATTGAAGATAAAAATTACTTTGTTAAGTTACATTACATTCATCATTTAACTGAAGGTTTTACTAAGTTTGATAAGTTTGTAAATAAAGCAAAAACACAAGCTGTTAAAACTTTAGAAGAAAAACTTAAATTACAAGATACTAGAATAAATTCTTCAAAACAAAATATTCCATCTAAAGCTAATGATGGTTTATTTAAAGTATTGGATAAAATTAATTACTAACAAAAATTTAAACTATAAAAAATGGCAAAATTATCACCACTACAAATGACAGATGCTAAGACATGGAAAGGTCTTACTACTGAAAATCATTTAGGAAGTATTTGGGCACAAGAGCCACAAAAAGCTTCAGAATTAATTACTCGTATTCAAGCAGCTAACTTTGGTAACAACATTGATACAATGTTATCACAGTTTCCAACTTTAGAGTTTGAAGATGATAGAGATTACACTTGGGAAATTACTTCTCCTGCTGTAGACAATATTCCTTTAGTAGAAGCTAGGATTAATGGCGTTGCTGTTACTCCTTTATCTGAAGCAGGAAAAAGATTTACAGAATTTGAATTAGTATTCGCTAAAGATTGGTTTGATGAAGGTCAAAGAATTGTAGGTGAAAAAAATGAAATGTACCCAATTTTAATTACAGGTGCTACATTTGAAGGTGCAAATGTTGTATATACTTGTAGATTAGATACTGGTGATGCAGATTTATTTATCCCTTATGAAGAAATCACCAATTCAAAAAGATTCTCTGGTGAGTTTTCTCCTGTTGAAAGAACTTTATCTGAAAGAGGTAGACAACCACGTTACAGAAGTAATATCTCTATGAGAAACGCTTTTAGTCAAATTAGAATGACTAAGAAAACTCCTGGTAACATGAAATTACGTAAATTAGGTTGTTATTTACAAGATGACAAAGGTAAAATTTACAAAATGTGGCAGGATTATGAATCTTATATGTTTGATTTTGAGTTCAGAATGGATATTAACAGATTGTTAATGTTTGGTACTGCTAATAAAACATCTGAAGGTACTTACAACATTTCTGGTAAATCAGGTTATAAAATTGTTGAAGGTGCAGGTTTAAGACAACAAAAAGAATCTGCTAACACAGAATTTTATAACTTCTTTGATATTGAAGATTTAACAGAAAGATTGTTAGATTTATCAGAAGGTAAAATTCCTGGAGACCAAAGAGAGTTTGTAATGGACACTGGTGAAAGAGGTGCTTATCAATTCCATAAAGCTTTAGAAAACTATACTACTTTATACACTCCTTTAAGAAATGAAACTAGAATTTATGATGCTTCAGGACAATCAGGATTTAAAGCAGGTATGGGTTATAAAGGGCAATTTATTGAATATCAAGGTCCTAATGGTATTAAAGTTACTTTAAAAGTTAACTCTATGTACGATAACCGTGATAGAAATAAAATTATGCACCCTGATGGTGGTGTTGCTGAATCTTACAGATATGATATTTATGATATTGGTACTACTGAAGGTAAACCAAATATTCAAAAAGTAGCTGTAAAAGGAATGCCTATTATTCACAAGTACATACCAGGATTAAGAAATCCTTATGACCCAGATGGTGCAGTATCTGCAATTGCTACAGGGTTAGATGGTTGGACTGAAGAAAAAATGTTTGTTGGTGGTATTATTTTAAGAGACCCATCTAAAACAGCTTCATTTATTCCTAACTTGTTGGCTAAGTAATAAATAAGTATTAAATTTGAAGGGGGAAGAAATTCCCCCTTTTATAGCTTTGTATAAAAAGCTTTTAATGAAGTAACAATTTTAAATTTTAATTTTAATTTTATGAGAACAAAAAAAGAAGATGTTTCTAATGATTTAGTAAATGAATCAGTAGAGGTAGTTAATGAAAACAAATCATTTACTTTACCACAAAAAAAAGTAACTGTTGAACCTATTTTTAGAAGTTCTGGTTGGGTAACAGACCCTGAACATGAAGCTTTCTTTTTATGCGGTACTTCAACAAACAATTTTTCTGCACCTAGAAATAAAATATCTGGTGAATTGATATGCCCATTAACAGAAGAAGAAAGAAATTATTTTGAAAATAAAGAATTATCAGGAATGCCTTTTGATAAAGGTGATTTATCTCCTTATAAAAAACAAGGTAATTATTGGTTAACTAAAGAAGCTAAAATAAGATTAGGTAAAGATAAAATTGAATTAGATTTATCAAATCCTTATCATTATATAAGATATAAAATTTTATTAGTTAATACAGATTTAATTGCCCCTTCTCCTGAAAAAGCATTTTCTAAAAAATCATATAAATATATGATTGTTGAAGAAAACTTTAAAATGGCTAAAAGGCTTAATAAAACAGAAAAGCTTAAAGAAGCTTATATGTTTTATGGTAAAATTGAAGATTCTGTTAATGAAATGGAAACTTTCTTAAAAATTTATGGTAAAAAAGTACCTACTACAGCAAATAAATCTTGGTTACAAGATAAAATTTCAGAAATAATTGAACAAGATTTAGATGGATTTTTACAATTAGCTGCTAATAAAGATAGAAATGTTAGATTGTTTATTGAAGACTGTGTTGTTAATGGTATTATAGTAAAAGAAAACCATAAATACTTTTTACAAGGAGGTGAAAAATTAAGCTTTAAAACTGATTTACCTCTTATTGACAACGTAGTTAAATTTTTAACTGCTCCTGTTAATAGTGATTTATACATAGAATTACAAGAAAGATTAAAACAATGTAAAGAATAATGACTGCACAGGAAATTAAAACAAGATTTTTATTATTATATGATAAGGTTGCTAGTTTAGCTGCACCTGGTTATGATGATTCAGAAATAAGCGAGTTTTTAAATATTGCTCAAGATTCTGAATTATTAGATATAATAGAAGGTTTAAGAAAAAGAGGTTTTGAGTTTAATGAAAGAAGAAGAAAAGATTTAAGCTCAATAGTAAAAGAAGATGAATTAGTTTTATCTGCTACTACTTCTACTTTACCTAATGGATTTTTGTTTGATGTTTCTGAAGAAGTAGCTTTTGTTATAACAGAGTTTGTAGAAGTTGAATCAACTAATAGTTGTTTAAACAATAAAGTTTTAAATATATTACCCTATACTCATGACGAGTATAGGGCTAATATAAATAATCCTTTTAGAAAACCTGAAGATTCTTGTTGGAGATTAGACTTTAATGGTAAACATGAATTGATTTTACCTAACAATTGTACTCCAGAAAAATATGTTATAAGGTATTTAAAAAAACCAGTAAAAATAGATATAGAAAATAATGTTACTTCAGAATTAGGTACTTATTTTATATTTAACATTATAAATAGAGCTGTTAGTATTGCTACTGGTGTTACAGTACCTAATGAATATCAGCTAAAATTTATAGAAGAGCAAAAAATGAACAAATAATAATTTATTAATTTAAACTTTAAAAAATGGCAACATTTTCACAAAAAGACATTACATTATTGTATGTAGCAAAGTCTCCAGTAGCTTTATCTACTGGTAATCCAGAAACATTAAATGATGGTGAAATTGGTGTATTTACACCAGGAGGAACTAGATTAATTCCAGGTAACTCTGCTTTAAAACAAGAATTTGTATTAATGCAAGGTAGAGGAACTGCAACTCCTATTGTATCTCCAAAATTATCATCTGACATTGTTAAAAAAGTAAAAGTAACCCACAGTAAAGCTTCTGTTGAAAAAGTAGATTTTATTGGTTATAATGGTACATCAGGTTCAATTGATGCTATTAATGATAATCTTTATTATGTAAGATTAAACATTGACCAATCTTTAACTTCTAATCACGGTAATCAGTATGTAAAACATGGTGTTTTTAAAACTGATACTTCTGCAACACAAGAAGAAATTGCTACAGGTATTACTAAAAGCATTATTGCTAACTTTAGTAGAGAACCTGAAAAACAATTAAAAGTAGAAAGAGTAACTGATTCAGCTACTACTGCTAACACAGATTCTAGAACTATTACAGTTAAAAATGGTATTAGTGCAGGTGTATTATCAGGTGCTTATGCTGCTGCTACTACTATTGGTAACTTTATTAGAATTGCAGGTGTAGCTTACAAAGTTGTAAATGTATCAGGTACTACAGTTTTCTTTGATGTTCCTTATCAAGGTGCTTCTGCTACTGTATCTGCTGCTAATACTTTAGCTATTACAGCTGCTAATGCCGCATCTGGTAACTGGGGTGTTAAATTAACTGGTTTACCTTTAGAATTTAAAGTAGGTAAAATTCAATATAGAAAATCTAACTGGGTAACTGTATTAGATGGTTTTGGTAACACTACTTTAACTAATTCTGCTACTGCTTTTGCAGGTAATGGTACTTTTGAACAAGCTGCTGAATTAGAGTGGTTTTTAAGAGGTAATGACGGTGAGTTTTTCAGAAAAGGAGAACCTAACATTTATGATAGAATTAATGATGTAGTAAATGCTACTTATGGGTTTGTAGAAATTGATTTTAGTGGTATTGATGGTACAATGACACAAGTAGGGTTTAATAAAAAATTAATGCTATTAGTTCCTTCTTCACCAGTAGGCTCATCTGCAACTGCCCCAGCTTTTTATACTACTGCTAATGGTTTACAATTAACTTTAGAAGCATTGTTAGGGTTAACTGCTAACACTTTACAATTAAACTAATAAATCAAAAAATAAACAGGAGGGTTATTACTCTCCTGTTTTTTAATTAAACAATTTAAAATATGTTCCAACCTTTTTTTAAAGCTAGTATTAATTGTTGTGATAATAATTTAACTGTAAAAGATATAACTTCTTTTTATAGTGAAAATAATACTAATGGGTGGGGTTGTCCTAATATTAGTTTTGCAGATGTAACAAATGCAAAATTTATAGTTACAAATTCATTAGGTTATACTGAATACGATGTAACTTCTGAAGTACAAAACATTAATGATTATAATGGTTCTTATGAATTTGATGATATTACATTAAGTTCTTATGTTGATGGTATAACAACTGTTCAATTTTTAATAACTGCTAATGATACACAGTATTCAAATACTGTTACTTTTATTTCATTATGTAATATAAGAAAATGTATTGATAAATTATGGTTAGATTTAGCTAATGCTTCTTGTGATAATAAATGTAATATTATTGATTATATAGAAGATGCTGAATTAGCAGAATCTTTATACCAAGCATTATTAAGTGCAGGTGCTTGTTATGATGTAAATGTTATTAATAATTTATTAAGTAAATTAAACAAATTATGTGGAAATAACTGTACAGGAAACATATCTGATTGTGATTGTGGTTGTAATTAAAAAATTAATGTTATGGAATTTGGTAATGAATGTTGTAATAAAAGTTTAAACATACCTACAGGACCACAAGGTTCACAAGGTATTCAAGGACCTCAAGGTATTCAAGGAATACCAGGAATACAAGGTATACCAGGAAATTCAGGTGTAGATGGTAAAGGTTATTTAGCAACAAGTTCAAACACTTTAAATTTAAGTACAATATCATTAGGTAGTACTGTTAATTTAACTACTCAAACTAATTTAGCGTATACACCAGGAGCTAGAATAAGAGTTGCTAATGGTAATAATTTTTTAGAAGGTGTTGTTACAGCTTATGATTTAAATACAGGTAATTTATCATTTGTAATAGATTTAAAACTAGGTACTGTTTCAACTAATTCTTGGAATATTAATTTAGCAGGAGAATACGCTACTACTTTTGATACTGGTTGGAAAGATTTTAATGATTTTAAAACAAATGGTTCAGGACAATTTGGTTTAGCTCCTGTTACTAATGGTTTTAGACCTAAAATTAGAATTGTAGGAAGAACAGTTTTTATAAATGGTGTGTTTTTAATTCCTTTAGGAGCAAATTCAGATGCTAATACTTTAAGAGTAAATGCTGCTGAATACCCAACAACTTTTCAAACAGATGTAAAACCTTATACTGGAGTTGATGGTGGTTTTACAATAAATAGTCTTGGTAACATAACTTCAAAAAATCCAATATTACCACCTAATTTAGCACCTGAATTAAATCCACATATTATAGGAATAAATTATATAAGTAATAGATTTTTAACGGTTAATAACGGTACTGTAGCACTTACATCTTTTTTTCCTAATGTTTTTTTAAATCCTAGTGGATTACTAATAATATCTACTTTAAGAGACACTGATGATACAGTAGGTAATGGAAATCTTTATAAAACTTTAGGATTTTATAATTTTACAACAAAAGTAGTACAAGGAGAAAGAGTTCCTTTATATAAAGCTACTTTATTTAATGATACAACAACTTACAAAACATCTTTTTCTCCTGACGGTTCAGTTAATAATATGGTTTATTCAACAGATTCTAATGTTTTGTTTCCTCAAACTGTGTTTGCAGATGACCCAGATTTTATAGGTGGATTTAGATTTGATTTAAATTTTTCTTACCCTTTAAAAAGTAATGTATCTATACAACAAGCATTAACAGCATTTAATGATATTTAAAATGATAACAAGTATTTATAATTTAAAATGTTCTTTAAAAATTTTAGGGAATAAATTTGCAAATGAATTATCAATTGCTTCTAAAAATGTTGTAAAAACTTCTTTAAAAATAAATAAATTTAAATATTTAGTAAAATTACTAGAAAGAAACAATTTAAATGATTATAAATTTATTTTAAATAATAATACTTTTAATGAAGATAATCAAACTGTATTAAAACACATTAAAGTATTTCCAGATAATTCTACATCTACATTTTATGGAAAATGGATTGGTTCTTTTAGCAGTAATAATAATTTATATGCTTTAGCAACATATCCTTCATCTGATTTTTTTAATATAGATGTTCCAGGAAATACTTTATTTGATAGATTAGCTTTGTATAAATTAAATGGTACTAATTGGGAATTAGTAGATGTTACAAATCAAATAGTTACATTTACTACTTTATCTTCTATAAGTTTAATTTTTGATAATAATTATATTTTTGTAAAAACTAATAATATATTAATCAAAATAGAATTTAATACTTTTGATGTAATAAGTACTAATTTAAATAATACATCTGGAAATTATTATACGTTAAATAGTGTTTTTTGTTTATCTGAAAACAATAAAGAAATTTATGTAAAAGATGATAATACTAAATTTTTATTAGTTTATGATTATGATTTATTATTATTTAAACGCTCAATTAATTTAACAGACTATTCATATAAAAAAATAATCTATTCAAAGTTTGATAATTCTTTATATTTTTTATTAGGAACAATAATTTATAAATATGATTTAACTACAAATCAAGAATCAGTTTTTAAAACAACTGTAAATAATTTTATTGATTTAATTGACGGTTTAGATAAAGTTGTTGTTTTAGAAACTAAATTAAATACAAATGAATGTGAATCAGAAGTATTTGATAAAATTATTATTTCTTTTTATAATAAATGTAATCAAGAATTATTTAAAGATATAGATACTACTGATTATTACTACTCTGAAGTAATAAACAAAGTTTTATTTTTTAAAATAGATTATGATAAAAATGTTATTTTACTTTATAACACATCTGTTGATTTATTAGGAAATAAACTATCATTTAAACTAATTGATTTAAATAATAATAAAATAGTTTTTAAAAAGAAATATGTATATAATGCTTTTTTAGCAAGTGGTTCTGTTGATATGATAATTAATGAATATCAAAATTTTAATAATAATAAAATTGTTTGTTTAAACGGTACTGGTGGAGGAGGTTTAGTAGTTAACACTTACTCACAAATTATTAGTTATAAATTAAAAAATTGTTTTTGTAAAACTTTAACAGATAATGAATTAGATAAAATTTTAAAATTTTCAAAAAAAGTTATAGATAACTAACATTATAAAATTTATTTTTATTAAGTTATTTAATGTTCAATAATTAATAATATTATTTTTATTTAAAATATAATTACAATGAGTATAAATCCTAAAAGTTTAAAAGAAATTATTAAAATCAAATTTGATGATTTTTTCTATTATTTTCAAAATAATAATTCTTATAGACTTAGTATTAAAAAATTAACTGAATATATTACTGATAATGTTTTAAGTGTATTACCTCCTATATTAGATAAACATAGTCAATTAGATTTAGATGATGGTACTAATCCTCATGGTACTACTAAATTAGATGTAGGATTAGGTAATGTTGATAATACTTCTGATGCTGATAAACCTATTAGTTCAGCAACAGCATTAGAATTTACTAATGTATATAATGAAGTATCTACTAAAGCAAATAATTATGTAGATATTGCTAATATAATTAGTGGTTACATTTTAACTGATACTGATGCAGGTAAATTAATAACTAACAGTGGTGTAAATGTAAGAACATTAGTAATTCCTAGTAGTTTAAATTTACCTAATAATACTATTTTTATAAAAGGTAGAATAGCTATACAACCTAATGCAGGAGTTAACATAGAATTACCAGATACAACTATAATAACTTCACCTACTCAATTTACTTGTGAAGCAGATAAAATGTATGTGTTTCATAGAAAACAATTTACAGGTGATGAATGGATATTAGTTGAATTAAGTACTGTTTTATTAACAGATGGTAGTGGTACTACTGCTAATGGATTATCTATAGATTTAGGAGGAGTTTTAAATCCAGCGTTTACACTCATAAAAGGAGCAACAGATGGTTCATCTTTACTATTTTTAGGTGGTAATGCAGAAAATGAAAACTTAGCTCAATTAATGGTAAATGCACAATCTGTTATTTTAAACGCTTTAACAAGTTATGATGGTAATGGTGGTGGGCATATAGTTAATTTAAATCCAGGTGGTTTTGAAAGTACTAGTTATCTTACAGAAAATACAAGTAGTTCAATAGGTAACTATTCCGCAGGTAATTATTTACATTATTACGATAATAGAAAATTTAATTTAACAATAAATAGTCCAGGAATTGCACCTGGTTCTGGAGAGTCTTTTACTATTAATGGTGTTACTTTTACAGAAGGTATTGACTTTACAGGACAAAGCAATAATATATTAGATGCTCAAACCATAGTAGGTTTAAATTATTCTGGAGTAACAGATTTTGTAAGTGTTACTTATATAGATAATGTAGTTTATTTTACTTTTTCTAACATAGCTACGGTTTCAAAAACTATAGCTAATAGTTTATTTACTAGAAAGTTTTATAAAGTTGAAGTATCTAGTGATTTTAATGGATTAACATTAAAAGATGGAGGTGATGGTTTTAGTATCAATAAATTTTTAGGTGAGTACACTTTTACAGATACTACTACTTTACCAAAAGGTATTAAATACGCAGACAACTATGATGCCACTTTAGTTGATGATAGTTTAGTTCCTAAGAGATATGTGGATAATCAAGTAGCAACTAAAATTGGTGAAGTTGTAGAAGATACAACCCCACAATTAGGAGGTGATTTAGACTTAAATAGCAATGATATTAATGGAACTGGTAATATTGATATTACTGGTAATGTTATTGCTGATATTGTCCAACTAAGAGGTGGAGTTAGTACACAAGGAGAAATGTCATGGAGTGCAGATGAAGAAACTGTACAATTAGTAATGGATGGCACTACTCTTCATATAGGTCAAGACACATTTGTTCACGCAAGAAATAATACAGCTTCAATTATAACTAAGGGTACTGCGGTATATGCTACTGGTACACTAGGTGCAAGCGGTAGAATAACTGTAGCTCCAATGATTGCAAATGGTACGATTCCTGGAAGATTATTTATTGGTCTTGCTGCTGAAAATATAGCAATTGGTGCTGATGGTCAGGTAATGACATTTGGTAAGATTAGACAAATCAATACAAACGCTTATACCGATGGTGATGTATTATGGTTAAGCCCAACGGTTGCTGGTCAATTAACAACAACAGAACCAACTGCTCCTAACTTAAAAATAGCTACTGCTTTTGTAATACACGCAGCTACTAATGGTACACTTATGGTTAGAGCTGAACAAGGTAATGACTTGCATTCAGACCAGAGAGTACAAGTATCAGGATTAACTAATAACGATGTATTAACGTGGAATAACGCAAATCAAAGGTGGCAAAATGCACAGCCTACAAGTACAAATATATACACTAACAACGGTACAATAGGAAGTAATAGGGTTGCAACATTAACCGATACTTTAAGTTTTAGTGGTGGTAGAGTATCGTTTGATACTACAACAAATGGTATATTGTTACCTAGAGTTACAACTGCCGAAATGAATGCAATTGTTAGTCCAGCAACAAATTTGCTAGTTTATAACACTGATTTAAACGGTTTATATAGATATAATGGTTCTGCTTGGGTGGCGTTAAGTGCTGGTTATGGTATTATAGCGGTTAAAGATAGTTCAGGTTATCCAACCTTTTATGCTGATTTACAAACAGCTATTAATGCAACAGCTGATATAGATACAGTTTATATTTATAGTGATATACAAGTAACGTCACAAATCAGTATTCCAAACAGAACTTCATTAACAATAGAAATGAATGGTCATAGGATATGGTGTAACACCACTTCTGGTGATTTTAATTTATTTAGATTTGCTACTTCTGGTGGAGCAGGGACTGATAGGATATTTACCCTTAATGGTGGTGGTACACTCGAACAAGTTGGAACAGTTACATCAGCTATAAATGCTGCAGTTATTCACTTTTTCCAAACTGGAACACAAAGACAATTACAGATTTTCGCAGGTAATACACTTATAAAAGCGGAGAATGCTTTTAGTATTTTTAACCAAGCTAATTTAAGATTAATAGATGGTGGTATTTGGTATTCAACAAACGGTACAATAAGTTTAAATACAGCAGCTGCCCTAATTAGAAATGCAAATATTGATATTTTTACACAAACAAGTCAATTTTCAGGTACTTATGATAATTGTCATTTGAATACAAGGTCTGGAGCTTTTTGGATATCAGGTTCTATTATTAACAGTAGAGTTACTGGTGCTATACTTGTTGCTGGAGTAAACGTAGGTATGATTATGTGTAGTGGTAATGATACTATTTCTAACAATCTAATTGAGAATGGAAGTGGAGCAGTCAATTGGGCTATAAATTGTTACTATGCAGGTTCATCTGGTAGAATAAGTAATAACACTATTAATTCAACAAATGCTGGTATTAATTTGAGATATGGTAGTGCTTTTAATAATTACATTTATGCTGGTTCTAATAGAGCAATAACTAAAGCAAGTTTAGGGAATGGAATTGCTTTTGGTAATACTTTAATAACTAATGCAACTAATGTAGAGGCTATTTACACAACTGGTGGGATTGGTGTTATTAATAACTATTGTTTATGTTTAAATGCATCGAATACCGCTTCTGCTATAAGAAGTGATGGAGCAAGTGAGCAAATAATAGGTAATACTGCAATAGTTAATAATGCAGCTGTTGCTAATATTAATTTAGCAGGTAATGTTTATTTAACTGGTAATGTTTTAAGTGCTACTGGAACTGGTATTACTGGTGCTGGTGTTAATTTAATGACAAATACCGCTGATGCTTACGGAAATATAAAAATAGGATAATAAATAATATATAAAATAATATAATATGAACGCAAAAATTTACGAATACGGTATAGACCCAAAAACAGGTCTTAAAAGAAGATTAGTTAGGGACACAGCAGTTGTTCAGGAGGAAATGGATAGCAACCCAACACCAAGAGCGGTGGTTCACTTAAGATTACAAACCTATGTTGAAACTGCTGGAATAATAACAGTGGTAACTGATGTTACAGCAGGTTATGAAGTTGTTAAGGGTAAGATATCTTATAATGTTGATGGTGAGGTGTTACCTAAGCGCATTATTGACCCAGTTACAGGAGAGATAACAACCCCAATTGACCCAGAAACAGGTGAGCCTTATCCAAGAGATAATGGATATGATAACATAATTACATTATCTAAAATGGCAATTCCATTTGATACGGTTTTAGACAATGGTATTAAAGAGTATTACAAAATAACAGAATAATTATGGCAGTAACAACAGTAAATAATGGTTTAAATCAGGTTTATGGTATTAAATATACTGTTATAACTGATACTAGTGCAGATTGGGCGAGTGTGTCCAATAGCACTTATTTTTATGATAAAGCTGACAAGTTACCTTATTTTAAGGATAGTGGTGGTGTTGTAGTTAAAATATTTTCTCCTAAGACAACTCAAGAAACCACCTCAACTGCTACATTTACTATTAATGCAGATTTACAGGATTTAGGTGTTATAACAGCACAAGCTGCGGCTTTAACAATTGCTGCACCAACAGGCACACCTATTCAGGGTCAAAAATTAATCTTCAGAATTAAAGACAATGGTACAGCTAGGGCTATTACTTGGAATGCTATATTTAGAATTATAGGAACAACATTACCGACAACAACGGTAATAAATAAAACAACATATGTTGGATGCATATACAATAGCACTGATACCAAATGGGATGTTGTCGTAGTTAACACAGAGGCGTAATATGTTATATTATATATTAAATAAAACATACATTGTAAATAATATATTAGTAGATGAACCTATTGGTTATTTAACTAATATGGATAATGCTTTGCTTATAAATTATAAGTATGAAACTACTTATTTGTTATGGGTAAATAATAATATAACAGATTTAGAAAATGGTACTTTGCAAATTAGTGATTACTTTAATAGCATTGATGCTGTGTATGACTGTAATACGGAAACCACGTCAATAGATGGAATGGGATTAAATGAGATAACAGATATAACACCTTATATATAATGGCTTTAACAGAAGGAAATTTTACGGGGGATGTTAGAATACCTGCTGCAAGTAGTTATTCATTCTCACACAACCAAAATGCTGGTTCAAATGGGTGTTTAATTGTTATTGTGGCGTGCCCTGCTGTAAGTACAACAGGTGTAACTTATGGTGGTCAAGCAATGACTAATGTTAGAAATGATAGTACAGCATATTCAACTGGGTGGAGTGTTTGGAGATTACTTAATCCACCAACAGGTGCAAACACAGTAACTGTAACATTAAATAGTTCAAGTTTCAATTCAACTTCGGCGGTATGTTATTCGTTTACTGATTGTGCAGGAGTTGGAAATACAAATTTCAATAACACACAAGCAAGTAACCAAACTACTTCTGTTACTATATCTAATAATTCAATGGTTATAGGTGCTTGTATAGGAGGTAATTCAACTTCTGCATTTATCGAAATACCCGATAACACTGCAAGAACAGTAGATTGGAATCATAACATTAATAATTTTACTTGGGGTGGTATTTCGCCAAGTTTAGGTGCTGGAACTATAACTATTCAAGGTGGTGCAACTGCAACTAATATTATAATGGCTGTTGAAGTTATAGAATCAGCTGCTCCAGCAGGAAATAATACTGGCGGTTGGTGGTTAATTTTAAATTAATAAATATGACAAAATCTCCTTTAGAACATTTTGCGTTTATAGTATTATTTGGAATATTTTTTTATTTATTTGCGGTAAAATGCACCGCAGAAAAAAAGATAGATAAAGCTAAATACCCACATTATCCATATATAATTAATAAAAAATGAAAATTAATTTTAATAATATGAGAAACAAATTAGCTATATTTTATAGTTTTGTTTCAGTAGTTTATTTATTTTGTGTAACTTTTTTAAATATACCTAAAGACAATCATAGAGTTGTTGACACTATATTAGGATTTTTAATAGGTACTTTAGTTGCTACAATTATAAATTATTATTTTGGAGATAGCCAAACAAATTCTAAACCTACTGAATAATGAAAACTTTTGAACCTTATACTGCACCATACAAAGACCAATTATTTGGGAAGCCTTATACTTTTTTTACAGAGAAATCTGTTTACCAAAGTTTTTTAAGGCAAGTAGAAAAATATAAATTAAGTATTAATTATTACAATACACTTAATTTAATTTTTAAAAGTAGGTTTTGGGAAACAGTAGGGTTTGATGCTAAAACATTAGTAAAAGATAACTATGAAGGTAATATTTCAAGTTTTTTTCATGATTATCCTTCACGTTGTGGTTTTGGTGGTAAAAGAAATGATATTATTTTCTTATATTTAGAGCTTAAATCGGGAGCTAGTAAAAAATGGGCGTTTACTCAATACTTTGCGGTTAGGTTTGCTGCACAATTTTTCATATTGAGAGATTACATAAGACAGCAAAGAATAGAAGAACCGCAATGGTTAATAGATTTACATAAAGAAACAAGAAAGCGTTTGTTAAAAGAGTACAATATAAAATATTTAATATGACACCAATACAAATTTACCAACAAAATAATGGTTTAAAACCTGATGGAGTTATAGGTAAAATAACTTTAAATAAAATAAAAGAAGATTGTAAAATAGTTACAGATATTCAATTAGCTCATTTTATGGGTCAATGTCATCATGAAACTGGTGGATTTAGAGCTTCATCTGAGAATTTAAATTATGATAGTGCAGGATTAAAAAGGTTATTTACAAAATATTTTCCTACTGATATTTTAGCTACACAATATTCTAGACAACCTATGAAAATAGCTAATAGAGTTTATGCTAGTAGAATGGGTAATGATAATGAAGCTAGTGGTGATGGTTGGAGATTTAGAGGAAGAGGAGCTATACAGTTAACTGGTAAAGCAAACTATCACGCATTTTCTAATTATGTGAAAGACCCTGAAGTTATGACTAATCCAGATATTGTAGCGACTAAATACTTTTTTGAATCTGCTAAATTCTTTTTTGATAGAAATAATTTATGGGTAATAGCTAATAAAGGAATTAATGGTATAGTTATAACAGAATTAACTAAAAGAATAAATGGTGGCACACATGGATTACAAGATAGAATAAGACAAACTAATTTATACCATTCAATACTAAGTAACATTTAAAAACAATTAAAAGTAAAAAAAAATAAAAGAAAAATGAAAACTATACAATTTATCAAAGAGCATTTATATTTATTATCTTTAAGTTTAGTAAGTTTTTTAACTCCTGTAATACCATTAGTTTTATTTGTTGGGTTTATTTCTTTTATTGATTTATGTGTTGCTTATAAAGTAAACAATATTTTATACAAAGAAGAGTTTAGTTCAGAAAAATCAAAAGGTTTATTAATTAAATTAGCAATATACAGTGTCTGTTTACTTGCTGCTAGAGGAATAGATATATTTATATTAAATAATGAAAATTTAAATTTGATATTAAAATTTACTGTAGTATATATAGTTTTATCAGAATTAAGGTCATTAGATGAAAAATACAAAAAAGTTTATGGAAAATATTTAATAAAAGAAATAACAGATTTATTTTACAATATAATTAATAAATATAAATCAAATAAAAATGAATAAATTTAAACTAATTGCTTTTTTAATATTTATAGTAAGTATTTTTTTAAATATAAAAAGCTGTAAAGAAAACAATAATATAGATAATATAGAATATAAAAAAGGTAAAAAAGATACAGTATTTGTTAATGTAACAGATACTGTTTTTAGTTTAAAACCTGTTTATGTAAAAAATAAAAAAGAATTTGTAAAAGATACGTTTTATTTAAACGATACTATTTTATATTTTAATGATTCATTAGTATTAAATGAATTTAAAACTTATTATAAAGATAGTTTAATAGAAGCAACAATAAATTCTAAAGTAAAAGGAATATTAATATCTTCTGATTTATCATATTCTTACAATAAAGAATTTATATCATCTACTGATACTATTATAAAAACAGTAAGTAATAATAAAAATAAATTTTATATTGGTGCTTTTTACGGTAATAATAGTATAAATCCTTCTTTAATATTTAGTTATAAAAATAAATATATTTTTAAAGCTAGTTACAACATTAACAATAATTATCCTTATATTGGTGCTTATTTTAATATAAAATAAAATATGATAACTTATAACAAAATAGTATTTGATATAAAAGAAACATTATCAGCAAATAAAATTGTTGATGATTTTAATATAGACGATAGAAGAATAATATATTTATTTAATATTCAAAGAAATCTTTGGTTAAGAAAAGAATATAATACACCAGGAAGAAATTTTAGTCCTCAAATTATACAAAGTATATGTGTAAATTTAGAATTAAAACCTTCAAATATTTGTCCGTGTGATGAAGTATCTGATTGTGATGAATTTTTAGTATCAACAGTTAGTATTCCTACATTACTAGAACTACACCATAAACCTGCAATAACAAAAATAGGTTCTCCTGATTTAAAAAATTATTTTTTTTCTGTAGTACCTTATGCTCAAAGTGTTTATTCAGGAAGTGGTAGATTTAATAGTAGAGCTAATTTTGCTTTTTTAATAGAAAATAAAATATATATACCTATAAAAAGTAAATCTCAAAGATTAATAGAAAGAATAAATATAATGGGTGTATTTGAAGACCCTACTGCTTTAACAGATTTTAAAAACTGTAATGGTACTATTTGTTTTGATAAAGATAGTCCTTATCCTATATCTTCTACAATGTTACCTTTTATAAAAGAAATGGTGTTAAAAGAATTATTATTACAAGGTCCTAAAGATTCAAATAATGATAGTACAAATACAATAGAACAAATACAAACTAAATAATATGATTACGTTTAAGAGAGGATTAGTAGAACATAAGTTTGATGTTAAATCAACAGATTTTTTTAATTATTATAATAGTTTATATAAAGGAACTAAACATCAATTAAAAAATTCTGAATTTAGAAAAATAATTAGATTATTTAATGAAGCTTTAATGAATGAAATAATATTTAAAGCTTATGATTTTAATATGCCTTATAAAATAGGTAAATTATGTATTAGAAAATCTAAAACAAAAAATAAAATAAAAGACGGTAAAGTAATAATTAAACATCCTATAGATTGGAAAGCAACTAAAAATTTATGGGAAGAAGATGAAGAAGCTAGGCTTAGTAAAAAATTAGTAAGAATAGATAATAGCCATTCTGATAATTATATATGTAGATTTAGATATAAAATAGGTAACTCTAAATCAACTAATTGTTTAGCTTATGCTTTTAAAGCAACAAGACCTAATAAAATAACTTTATCTAAAGTATTAAAAGATAAAAATTTAAAAATTGATTATTTTGAAAATTAAATATTATGAACACAGAAATATTAAGAAAAACAATTAGTAAAGATAAAGTTTCTAAAACTTTAATTGTAAAACAAGCTAAAAATGGTTTTATTATAGAAATATCAAAATCATGGGAAGAAGAAAATGATATGGGTGAAGAAGAATATAAACATTCTACTGAATATTGGATTTCTAAAACTAATCCTTTTGAAAAACAAACTAAAGAAAAAGAAACTAAAGAGCCTAAAACAATTTCTGAAGCAATAAAAGATTTAAAATTTTAATTATGTTAACTGGTAAATATAAAAGTTTAGAATTTGTTGTAGAAAAAGTTTTTAGAGATACAGGTCTTGTAGATGAAGTTGATATATATGATGTAGTAGAATGGGCAGGTGAATGTATAGAATTAATAGGTGTTCCTGATTCTTACTCTAATCAAATTTTTAAAATAAATATTGAAGACGGTAGAGGAAAATTACCTTGTAATATAATTTATTTAAGACAAGCAAGAGCTATTCAAGGAGGATTATATGTACCAATGAGATATGAATCTTCTAATTTTCATAGATATGTTGAAAATGTAAATGTTGATTATAAAAATGTTTGTGAAGCTACATATCAATTAAATGATGATTGTATTTTTACATCATTTGAAAACGGTGAAGTAGAATTAGCTTGTGATGTATTTTTAATAGATGAAAAAGGATTTCCTTTAATTCCAGATAATATTAAGTACGTAAAAGCAGTAGAATATTACATAAGAGAAAAAATAGATTATAAACTATGGAGAGCAGGTAAATTACAACAAGCTGTTTATGAAAAAACTGTACAAGACCAGTTATGGTATTTAGGTGCAGCACAATCAGCAGGTGTTATACCTAATGCAGATAGATTAGAATCTATTAAAAATAACTGGATTAGATTAATACCTCAAATTAATCAACATTCAGATTATTTTAAATCTTTTGGAAGACAAGAACAAAGAGTTAATCATAGTGCAGGTAGAAGTAATACTTTTAACAGTAGAGAAGTTAACGGTAACACATTATTTTAATTTTACAAAATGGAATCTAAAAATACTTTTTTTAAAGGGTTAAATCAAGATAATAGCAAATCTAAATTTAATGACACTTCTTATTATGATGCTTTAAATATAAGAATAACTACTGATACAGGTTTATCTAGTTTATCAGTAGAAAATGAAAGAGGTAATAAATTATTGTTTAGTTTTCCTAATATACCAGGAAATTATGGTGATGTTTTAACATATAAAGACGGTTCTGATAGATTAATTCCTGGATTTACTGGTACTAATTTAAAAATAGTAGGTTCTTGTATTGCTAATGAATACATAATAATATGTACAACAAGTGAAACTTCTGAAAATCCTGTAAATCAATATGGTCAAATATGGGTTATTAAATTTGACAACACTTTAAATGAAATAGAAGGTAATGTTTCTAATGTATTACCACTTACTGCTTTAAAGTATATAGATAAACTTAATTTTTCTACAGCTAATAAAATAGAATGTAAAGCTTTAATAGAAACAGAAAAAATATTTAATTTTTATTTTACTGATAATTATAATCCATTTAAATCTATTAATTTAGCTTTAACTTTTGAAGAGTTAGCTTTAATAAAACCTCAAAATTTAGAATTAAATCAAAATGCTGATTTAGTAGTTCCTATTATAACAGATTTAGTAGAAGGTTCTTTACCTTCAGGAACTGTAGTTCAATTAGCTTATAGATTATCTAATAAAACATTAGGAAGTTCATCTTATTCACAACCGTGTAATCCTATTACTATTTCTGATTTTGATTATAAAAATATTACATTAGCTAGAAAACAAAAAGGTAATTTATATAAAGAACAAGGTGATAAAGGAATTAAATATTTTATTGAAGGTGTAGACACTAACTATGATTTAATAGAGCATATTGCTATTGTTTATACAGCTAAAGATTCTCCTACTATTTATAAATTTAAAGAAGAAATAATTAATGGTAGAAAAAGAATAGATAATGTATTAAGTGGTAATGAAGAAAAACTATTTTTAAATGAAGTAGAATATAATCAAATAAGATTTGGTTTTGAAACTTGTAAAACTATAGATTCTTTAGCTAATATTTTAGTAGCAGGAAATATAACTACTAAGAATAGAGAAATACCTGATAATTTATTTGATGCTAGAGCTTATAGATTTAATGCAAGTCAACAAGCATTATTAGTAGGTAAATCAGGCAATATTACATTAATAGGACCTACACCTAATTATGATAGTGTTCCTATTACACATGATGCTATAAATCCTTTTAATGTACAAAAAGGTGCTAATGAAACAATTCCTAATTATGGTAATTATAAATATAAAGTAAACGGTACTACAATAGGAGGAGAAGGTAAATTTGTTTCTTATGAATTTGTTGAAGAAACTTTAGACGGTAATAATAATCCTGGAGATAATTCACATATAATTGTAAACAAAACAACTCCTACAATAGATTTAACTACAAAAGATTATAAAAATGATAATATAACATTTGTAGGACAATCTCAATTTAAAAATTTTAAATCTCCTATAATTCAACATTACTATACTGGTTATACTAGAGGAGAAATATATAGATTTGGTATTCAATTTTTTGATAAAAAAGGACAACCTTACTTTGTTAAATGGGTGGGTGATATAAAATTTCCTGAATCTGCTGATGGTTTTTATTATCATAATGTTGCACCTGGTGATGTAGAAAATGTATTATTAAAATCTTTAGGAATTAGATTTACTGTAAATATTCCTGAAGAATTATTACCTATAATTTCTGCTTATAAAATAGTTAGAGTAGAAAGACAACATAATGATGAAAGTAGATTAGGCTCTGCTCCTGTAGTATTATGGGGTAAAAAACTTAATACAACAGATATAGGTAATGAAGATAATAAAACAATATGGTATCAAAATCAAAGATTAGAACCTGGTGATGAATTTATAAGAGGACCTGTAGGAAATCTTGATTATATGTTAAACTGTAGACCTTATAATAAAATTACAGATGCACAATATGATGCTGTTAGTAAAGAACCTGAAACATCAATGAGGGCATTAATGTGGTTTTCTCCTTTATTGTTATTTGGTAAATATTATAAATCAGGAGATTTTATTAATAATAAATCAGGAGATTTTTTAAAAACAGATTATTTTGCTAGAAGTTATATGCGTGAAATTAGAGGTATGTCACCAGCTAATAAAAAATTTCTTTCTTTAAATAAATATGATTTAAGAACTCCTTTACCTGTTTTAACAGAAAGAGGTTTAACAGAAGAAACATTTGCTGTAGAAAATCTATTTTATAAAGATTCTAATGCTACAGAATCAGGAAAATTTTTAAATTTAGATGTATTTTCTTCTGATTATTCTAATTTTAATAATTATACTATTTATAAAAATGCTAACGATAAAAATCCTAATAAATTAGGAAGTGAAAAATTTTATTCTTGTTATTTTTCTATATGGAAATCAAAATTATCTGGAGGATTTAATAAAGGATTGTCTGGAATAGGTAATAATACTAATCTTATATTATGTAAAAACGATTCTGACCACACTACTTATTCTCCTAACGCTTATAACGATTGGTATAATTCAGATACATTAATAGTATTATTAGAAAATCCTTCAACTACTATTTTTGGTTATAGTTTTAAAATGATGTCTTATTGTAGAAAAATAAGTAATCAATATAATGGCAATGATTATGAATCTAGAAGTAACCAAAAATATATTAGTACAGGTCATTATCAATTAATTAATGATACTATATTTAATAACAATTTAGTTTCTAGTAATTGTAGATTATCTCATAATATTTATGGTGGAGATACATTTGTAAACATAGTAGCACATGAATATATTATACCTTCTTTAGGAAATACAAAATCATTTAATTATAGATTTATGTTTAGTGAAGTTGATGAAAATCAATTTAAAGGGGATGATACAAAAAGAGGTTTTTCAATGGCTTTAGTTTATCCTACAGAATCTACTATTAATACAGATTTAAATATAGGAGAATTTCAATATGCTTCTGATAGAACTGGTTTTCCTTCAGATGAAAATCCTCAACAATTTGATAAAATGGCTGATACAGATGATACTGTTGTAGCAATAGGAGGAGAATCTATTTTAAAAAATGATTTTGTTTTAAATGAAAATTATCAGCAAGAAAATAATGTATCTACTAAAGGATTCACTAACGATTTCTTTAATCTTACTTCTGAAAAATTCACTAATAGATTATGGGCATCAGAAAAAAAATTAACAGGAGAATTATTTGATTCTTGGAGAGTTTTTAAAGATTTAGAATATTTAGATGTTAATGGTGAATATGGTGAAATAGTTAAAGTAATTGAATTTAAAGATAAAATATTATTTATTCAAGAAAGAGGTATAGGAGTAGTTAATATTAATGAAAGAAGTGTGATAACTTCTAATGATGGTACAGAATTAGTTTTAGGTACTTCTCAAAGTCAATTAAATTATTTTAAATACATAGCAACAGAAACAGGTACTAAACATCAATTTTCTGTAGTTAAATCTAATAATAGTTTATACTACTATGATAGTTTAAATAATAAAATAATTAGATATGGTCAAGGAGAAGAATTATCTACATTAAAAGGAATGTCTTCATGGTTAATAAATAATGTATCAAACAATACTAGAATTACAGATAAAACTTTAAATGGTACTGGTATTCATTCTGTATATGATAGTAGACATAATAGAGTGTTTTTTACATTCTTACAACAAAACAATAATAAAACATTATCATATTCTGAAAAAATAGATGCTTTTGAAAGTTTATATAGCTTTACTCCTAAACACTATATTGAAATAGATAATATATTAATATCTACAGAAAATGTATTAAGTAAATCTTATATTCACGATAAAGGTAATTATGGTGTATTTTATGATAAAACTCCAGAAGATTCTTATATTACTTTACTGTTTAATAATAATCCTGATTTTGTAAAAGTGTTTGATAACATATTATATAATACAGAAGTAAAAGATATAAATGGTAATGATATATTTAATGAAACTATTACTAATATTCAAATTTACAATGATTATCAAAATACTGGAGATATACAACTTGTTGTAAATGACAATGTTAAAAGAAGATTAAGAAGTTGGAGATATGCTATAGATAGAAATCAAAACACTAAAGAAAGAATTAGAGATTATTATGTATTCGGTAAATTTACATTTGATAATACAAATAATAGACGTTTAATATTACATGATGTTATAATGTTTTATAGACCTTCTATATTATAATATATATCTGTTTTAAAATAATTTTGTTTTTATACTATTTACTTTTAATTTTATATTTATGAATAAGAAAAAATTATATAATATCGGTGGTAATTTAATGCCAACTTCTGATTTTATGGCTCAACAAATGTCTTTTGTTAACCAACAACAAATGCCACAAGAACAAGAAAAAACTGTTGGTGATAGATTAAGTAATGCTGCTAAATATGGAGCATTAGGGGCTAAATTAGGTACTTTAGTTCCTGGTGTAGGTAATGTAGTAGGTGGTTTAGCAGGTGCAGGTATAGGAATGTTAATGAGTGAAGGTGGTCAAATAAATGGTTTAGCTAACAATGAACCTGGACAATTAACAGAATTTCAAGGTGGTGGTACACATGAACAAAACCCTAATGGGGGTATTAATATAGGAAATAATAATTTAGTTGAAGAAGGTGAAACAATGACTGATTTTGATGTAACTAAATTTGTTTTTTCTGATAGAATAAAAGTACCTGGTAAAAATAAATCTTTTGCTGATATGTCTAAAGCAATAAAAAATAAAGTAAGCAAAGATAGACCTCATGATAAAGCTACTAAAAGAACTACAGAGAGATTATTAGCACAATTAGCTGATAAACAAGAAGCATTAAAAGCTAAAAAAGAAAAATCATTACAAAGTAAATTAAATGATTTACAAGGCATAGGAATGCCTAATGAAAGTCAAATGTCTTATGGTGGTCAAATAGGTTTACCTAAAATTAAAATATTAGGTAATGGTGGTCCTAGAGAAACATGGGAATCTAAAACAGGTTTACCATGGTCAGAAGCTAAAAAAAGAGGTTTTACTACAGGTTCTTATGATGATAATGTAGCTTTATTAAATTTATTAAATGCTCAAGATTTTGATAAGAATAAGTTTTTAAATTCTTCAAATACTACAAATAATACTACAAACAGTAATTTAAGTAAACATTTACAGTTTTCAATGGACCCAACCAATCAAGCAATGGGTGCAGAAACTATAGCAATGGTTGAAAATGATTATAGGCAAAAAGAATATAGTAAAAGTTTAATGAATAATTTACAACCTGAACTTGATAAACATGATAAATTATTAAAATCTAAAGGATTTACTTACCCTTCTAAACCAATTTCAATAAACGATGAATCTTCAATGGTATCTGTTAAACCTGGTAAATTTCTTGACCCTGAAACTAATGAACCTCTTACATTAAAAAACGGAAAGTATTATAGAAAAGATGAATTAGATTCTTTAACTGAAGTAGATAATGCTAAAAAAGGAAATACTGATACAGAAGAAGATTATAATTTAAGACCTGCTTATGACCCTTATTTAGCAGCAGCAGGAACATTAGCTAATGCAATACCTTCTATGTATAATATTTATAGAGGATTAAAACCTGCTGAAAAAATAAATTTAGAAAGAAATAAATTTTCTAAAATAGATTTAGGAAGACAAAGACAATTAATTAAACAACAAGCATCAGATGTTCAAAAAATGAATAATGAAAACATTAGAAGAACAGCTCCTAGTACTGGTGCTGCTTTATCTGCTAGTGTAGCTACTGCTTCTGCTTTAAATCAAAGTTCTTCAAAAGCTATTGCTGAATCTAAATTATCTGAAGAAACTACTAATGTAGGTATATCTAATCAAGAAAATGCTTCTAATGTAGCTATTGCTAATCAAGAACAAAATTTAAGATGGCAAACAGAAGCTAATAGACAAAAAGCTTTAGAAGCAGGTTTAACTGGTGTAGGTTTAGCTGTAGCTAGTGGTGTAAAAGATTTTAGAATGGGTGAGGTTAATAATAGATATAATGAAAGAGTTTTAAAATTATTATCTACTAGTAATAGAAGATATAATCCTAAAACAGGAAAAACAGAATTTATATCTTATGAAGATTAAAAATATTATTAAATAATAAACAAAATAAAAATGAGTGCAATAAATCCTTACAGTACAGCTTCAGTACCTAATATAATTTCTCAATTTGTACCAGAGCAACTGCCTACTGAACTTATTTTAAATAAATTAAATCAAGAACAACAGCTTCAAGATGCTTACTATAATAAAGCTTTATCTATAGGTGATTATGACCAAAGAGCTATTTATGAAACAGATAAAGCTTATGTTAAAGAAACAAAAAAGAATATAAAAACTTTTGTTGATGAAGCTATGAATATGGATTTTAATAATCCAGAAAATAGACATAAAGTAATTAATTTTGTAAGAGATTTAAGACAAGATGAAAAATTAAAAACTATTGCATCAAATGTAGCTTCTTATGATGAAATGATGAAAGAAAGACAAAAAATTATTTCTGAAGGTAAATCTGG